CCTCTTCAGCTCTTCTGATCTTTCTGTCTTCTCCTTGCAGGATGCGGCCCGCTGCCACTGCATCCTTTAATCTCTTTCTGCAGTCCTGGCACTCATAGTGATCTCTCTCAAGAATCTGCATCCTCTTATGTTTCCATGCCGCTGCATTGTAAAATGCTTTTGCTTCTCTGTCTGTCATTTTCTTTCCCTCACGCACAAAAGACACCCGCTGGCATTCAGGTGTCTTTTCCAAGGAGTATTGTAGAAGTATCTGTCCGTCTTTCGACAATACCATATTAGCATGAGCAAAACTCCAGTGAACTCCACTCTTTAATTAATTTGAATCTTTTTCAGTGCTCTCCCATGTAACTCGTAGATCCAGCTCTCACTGTATTCCATGAGTTGTGCTATCTTCCACCACTCAAATCCTTTGATATACCTGTAGAACATAACATCTCTTTCGTCCTGATCATCTAACTCATTAATTCTGTATTCTATGTCCTTATAGGTCTGTACCTGCTTTACTCCCTCTTGATACAGCTTGTCCTCTCTTTCCTGAAGAGCTGCCGCGTAAGAACTTAGATCGCTTTGATTGGATCCATGTGGCATCCCATCATTATTCGATGAAGGATACATCTTCATGTTCCTGATCTCTTCAATCTCTAATTCGATCCTCTTGATTCTCTTCCCATGTTTTCTGTATGCCCTGAGATAGGTTTTCTTCCTGTCGTTCTCGTTTTTTACATTGTTCTCTTCCAGTCTCTTCTCCATTGGCATCATCTCCTATCTTGTACTTTCTCGCCAAGTATTCTGCTACATCTCCATGCCACAACTGCTGCCCCTGCGCTTCGATCAGATTGCCTGCTTGGTATGCCGGCCGGTGAAACTTCTTGCTTGCCTTCCGATCCGGCGGATGTTCTGCCATATCAGTATAATGTTCTTTTTGGTTCTGCTGGATCTCTGCTGGACTCCAGCGTGTGTCTGTACTTCTTTTCACTGTTCATCACTCCAATCAAGAGCCTGCCCACAAAATTTGCAGCGTGGGCATGATGCTTGTCCGTTCCATGTTTCAATTTTCTTTTGTCTCTGCTCCTCTAATGCTTTAACCGCCATTTTCTTTGCTTCGATGTTTTCTTCACTGTTGGATGTATCCAACCCCTTAATGATTCTGATTGCATCTTCAATATTCAACTTTCTTTCTCCCTGCTATATAATCTATGGACACATTATATGTATCTGCATATTTGATTGCTTCTCCTAGCGTCAGCCCTTTCCTTCCTGTTTCAAGATCTTGTAGTCTTTCCTCCTTCATGTCTAACTTGACTGCTGCCTCTTCTCTTGTCAGTCCTCTGATTTTTCTTAGATACTTCAGACGGTTTCCTATTGTTCCTACTGATCGTAATATAACCATTGTAATCAATCCCTCCTTTCACATCCCATGCACAAATATCACAATCTTCAGGACATACATTTGCTTTTATTGCTCTTTCGCACATCTCCATTCTTGTTCTTATGTCTTCCTCATAGTCCTTTATAATTCCAAGTTTCCTTAGAATCTTATAAAACAGTGACTTTTTTCTCACGTCTCTTTTTTCCTTCCGTCGTTCTTTCCATTTCCGCAGCCACTCAAGCTGTGCTTGATTCTCTTTCTCTTCTCTTGTCATTCTTCTCCTTCAAACACAATTACACTTTTTCTGATTTCTTCTCTGATATTTTCATGCAGCTCATTTAAATTCCATCCGTCAGCGTATGTAAACAATATATCTTCACCATCTTCCGTGAATGGTAAACCTTGCGCTACCCAAAACTTTGTACAGCTATCAAGACCAGTATCTTTGAAAATCTCGCAGTTATACAATTCTTCTAATTGCTTTTTAGAATATTTATTCTTCGTCTCTTTTTCCTCGCTTAACTACCGGAATGTCCGAGAATACCACCGTAGCCCGCTCGTTTTCGGATGCCGCTACAATCACAATCTCTATGTCATCATATCCAAGCATGAATTCCGGAATGAGGTAGATTCCGTACTGCTCGACAGCTCCGTGATTGTTCCTCATGTAGCCAGACACAAATTCTAACTTTTCATCCAACAGTTTGTGTGCTTCCTCTTCATCGTACCGCTTTGTCAAGTGTGTGATTGCCTGCTCTATGCTCAAACTTCCTGTCCACCAGAAAAACGGCTTAATTTCTTCGATATGCTCAAACTTGCTATCTGTTATAATCTCTTTCATCTGTTTCTCTCCTTCTGCTTCATCCACCTTACGCATTTTCTTGATATATTCACGGACTGTCTGGACCGTTGAAAGCACTCCGTCATAAAAAGGATCGATTCTTTCATGCTCTGCAATTGTTGCTTTTGTTTCCTCTTCTGCCTGATCCAGCCAATCAACCAAATCTCTCGCGTCTCTTTCTGTCATATCTTCTCCTTCTTTCCATTTCATCTCTCTCTTCGCAGTACATTAATCCCACATACTGTCCATAACTCATTCCTTCCTGTCTTGCTTTTGCATTTATCTCAGCTAATTCGCTTTTCCAAGCTGTTGATTTCTGTCTTTTTGGCACTTGTCTGCTCCTTTCTCCTCCCTGCCGCATCCAGGGAGGAAGTCTTTGTTGTCATGTTGCAGTATTGTGACATACTTTTATCTCCACGCCATTCAGCGGAGGTAACTATAAATAATTTTTCTTATATCTCGCCATCCACTCTTCTCTCGTATGTGTCTGCTCATATTCTGTCTGTGCTATTCTGCAGAGTAGTTCCCGCATTTCTCGGTTATTGTGGACCGCTTCCGGTCCTTCTTTGTGATGGTTCCGACACAGATCTACCTTGAGTCCATCTGCCTCAGATAGTTCGCGCTGTCCGGATCCGAACATGATATGATGTTCCTCTGTGTACTTCTTGGAAGGATCGTCATAGAGTATCAAACAGAGATAGCAGACTCCCTTTCTACTCTTGAGGATGCTCTTTTTATGTGATTTCCTTTTTTTCTTGCAGGCTAATTTCGGAAATGCCATGTCTGAATAATCGATGCTCATAAGATATACACCCCAACTAAGTTTTTCGGATCTCCTTGCATTCGATCAAACCATATGCACGGTTCGCATACTCCTTCAATGTCTTTTCTCAGCTCTTCTGCGGAATCTGCCAGCATGATAATGTTCGTCGGACTGCTGCAAGCATAGACTCTCGCAACATATTTATCCGGTATATCCCGCGGGTGCTTATAAATTGCAATTGATGGTATCGCTATCGCTGATAAGTCCACCTCTCGAAAGCTATGGATTATTTTGTTATTTACTGAGTTCTTCTCCATTTTCATCCACCTCTTCTTCTAACCATTTCTTCCAATACTCTGCCGAGTTCAACATCATGTGAGGCATCTCTTTCACGGACGCTGCCATGTACAGTGCCATCTTGTATGATTCCATTGTCTTCATGTATTCCCATCTGCTGCCGGCCGGATTCTGTTCTTCTTCGGACTTATCCACCGGTTCTGAATTGGCTCCCGTTTCTGTGTTTCTCGCATTTTCTTCCATCTGCTCTGAATTATCCACAGGCTTTTTCACAATCTTCACAGGTTCCGGCATTGCACTGGTGTAATTTTCCTCTTCGTGCTGTCCCGCTCTGATAAAATCGCTCCGTATTTCCGGTGTTTCCCCTGCTTCCGGAAGCATTTCCGGAAAATCTTTCTCAATCTCTGTCTGTCCCGGAATGTCGTTTGGAAGCTCTAGTGGTTTCTCTGTCTCCTGTTTCTCCGGTTTTTTTGGTTTTGGCGGCTTCGCCTTTACTACCTTCGACTCTTTTCTTTTCTCTTTCTTCGGTTGCACTGGTGCAATCTGTTCTTTTTCCGGATATTTCTGTCCGTAGAGCTCCTCCCAGTTCTGTTTTGCGTCTTCCTCTTCTGTGATCAGGACGAGATAACTTAAAATATTCTCCCAGGCAAACTTTTCTTTCAGTCCTTGTCTTACTACCTGTAATATGACCTCGTCCTTCTCATCGTTCAGATAGAGCATAATTCTTCCGCAGCCTTGTGGTCTTACGCTGTAAAGTTTGTCCCCGTCCGGTGCTAACACCTCTTTGATCCGTCCTGTTCCTATACTTGTTCTGACTGCCTCATGCAGTTTTAGATACAGTTCCGGTTCATCCATGCAGATCTGATGGATTGCCTTTTCCAGATTGTCGAGTTCTTTCTGTTCTTCTTTCTCGCCTTCCAAAATGACTTCGATATCTGTGATCTTCTCTTCGCTTTCTATCTCTTCTTTGACCGCCTGGATCTCTGACTTGCTGTATGCCGGTGTCAGCTCTTCTGCTACGCTTTCCGGAAGCGTCAGCATCAGTGCCAGCTTCGCATAGCCAAATCCTTTGTAATGCTCCTGCAGTCTCGGAGAGTAGCCACCCTCTGAGAATCTGTCATTGATTCTGATGTACCTTGATACCTGTGTAGCTTCAAGCTTGTATTCCGCCCAGGCGAATTCGTTTACATTGTTGTATCTGGAATTCTTTAAGATATCTGTATCTCTTCCCTGTTTCAGTAAATATCCTGTCATAACAAAATCTTCCACTGTTCTGTTCAGGACGGTGTTCATTGCTTTTTTATATTCTTCATAATCCTGGTACTGTACTAATTCCATCAAACTGCCTCCAGTTCTTTTTCTATCTCTTCTGCTTCAAGGAAATCTTCCGCCAATCCCTGAAGGACTCTTATATTCTTTTTCTCTTCCAGCTCTGCAATATTGGCTTCTCTCTTGATCTTACTGATCTTGGCCAACTTCTTATCTTCCTCTGTCAGACGTTTCCTGATTGCCTTCTGCCATTCTTTCAGGAATACCCGGATTTCCTCGATTCCCGGCTCTTCGTCATAATAGCTTCTGTGCTGTCTGATTGTGCCTCCCGGCTCTACTTCGATCGTGTAAAACGGGATTCCCGGTGCTTCCTGCCTCCGTAGGAAACAGATGTATGTCTCTCTGCTCTCAATCCTGTCAAAATATCGTTCACTGCTGCCGGCGCAATGATGCAGCGCACGTCCTTCTTTCACGATATCCACTAACGTGTTCGGTACAATGATCTTATACTCTTCATCTTCGTACTCGTATCGGCTCTTGATCTCTTTCAGAATCTCTTCTGCTTCCGGAAACTTCTGCCGCATCTCCTGTGCATATGCTTCTTTTCCCTCTGCATTGTTTTCCAGTTCTTTCAAGATCTGTATCTGCTGTCGGTCTACAACAACTTCATCATGTCTGCGTTTTAGTTCTCTTGGACGATAGACCATCTCGTCATCCATATTTTTGCAGCATGCCTCGCACATACTGAGATAGTCTTTATATTCTTCAAGAACAGCTTTTTCTGTCATTCCTGCATATTGTTCTTTTTTCTGCCTTTCGATGTAGTTCATAATCTTCTGTGGACTCATATATTTTTCCAGTCCCCGGATGCCGCTTGGTTCTATCTCATTTTTTATCATCCACTGCACCGTCTCTTTCGAGATCTTCTGCCCTGTCTCGTCCGAATACTGCATCCAGCGTACCATTCTGTTCCCGCCATGTTCGTCACGGATCCGGTTGATCTTCTGACGGTCTTGGATTCTGAACATTCCCTCAATGCTTTCCTCTCTCATGTCCAGTGGTCCATAGTATTGTGTCGGATATCCCGGATAGTCTGTACAACCGATCGTATCTCTCAGCAGATTCCAAAAGCGTCCTTTTGCCAGGTACTCAATCTTCTGTGCATATCCTTTCATCTGTCCCGTCCCTGCCACAAGTCTGTTGTAGTCCTTTTCCTTCCGGTTTCTTTGGTTTGATCCGTTCAATCGCTTTTCGTTTCATTTCTGCACCTCCACCCATTCTCTTTCTTCTGTCATGGAATAGATCTGATGCGCTTTCGCTTGTATTCCGTCAACATTCCTCACACCTGCTGCCACTGGCTTGCCTTTCTCGTCCTCTACGATCAGTCCGATCACGGTTCCGTATTCGCCTTTCACTTCCGGATGTTTTCCCCTTGCGATCGCTATCTTTGTCTCTCCGATCGCTTTTGACCTCTCTTTTTCTGCGTATGCACCTCTTTCTCTTTTCTCCCATTCCCTCTTTGGATGTATGATCATATATTCCATTGCCGCCATTGCAATCTCCATAAGTGTCAGTTCTCTTATTAATGTCAGCTCTGTAGATACGACCATTGAACATCCGTCCTCTTCGTCTATACTCCCGCCAGCTTCGCACAGGAAGAATTTGTTCTTCCCATCGATCGGATACCACTGCAGGCAATCCAGGATATACTCCGCCGCATGGAATCCAGTTGATCTTGTTTTGCTTTTCTCTTCTTTGTAGGTCTTCCCTTTCTCGTACTGGAATGTCCCTTTTCCGTGTTTTGCCTGAATTTTTTTATTGAACCCTTTGTATACTCTCATTTCTTCTCACCCAGGTAATATTTCCTCACGATCTCTTTGATCTGTGCCTTTCCCGGTATGCTTATATACAACGGTGGTGTCAATCCTGCTGCCTTTGTGATCCTGTCATCCAACTGTGCTTTGTCGTTAAATGCATTCTTTAAGATCAGAGCCATGCATTCTTTCAATGACTTCCCTTTTCTTCTGACTGCAAAGGCCATCTCTTCGTCCTCTAAACATAACTGTTCGATAAAATCCGTCCAGTCTCTCAGTGCTCCTGTCAGACTCAGATCTTTCGCTTCCAGTTCCAGTTTTCCCATTGCCGCAAGACTCGGTGTTGTCAGTTCCTCGATTGCACCGGTGCAAAAGTCCTCTGCGTCTTCCGGATCCAATCCGTTCTCTTCTGCGATTGTCTTGATCGCTTCTAAGTCCCCCTCTTCTAACTGTGCTTTGGCCGCACGGTTAATCTCCTCGTAAGAATCAAATTCTCCAAATTTATCAAACATCTTTATACCTCTTTTCCTTGTAAGTACGCTTGTAGCGTCTCCTTATACTCGCTGTCTTTTTCATACACAATTTCTATTTCGTGTTCTGTGCTCTCTTCCAAGAACATTTTCCACAGATCTTGATTCTGTATGCCTTTTCCATCTGATTTCTTCCACTCTGCTCGTCTCCACTTTTCCGGATTATCTGCCAGTATCATGTTCTTGATGTACGTGTTCCTCGTGTAGAACACAACTCTGCATGGTTCTTTAAGCTTTTGCAGTGCATAGATCATTGCCAGAAGCACGCTGCGGTTATAAGTTGTTCCTTCCTCTTCTCCTTTCAGGAATCGGTCTTCAATATCTCCGTTTCTCCTTGTAAATGTTAAGGCTGCAGCATATCCTCCTCTCTTTGGTGCTGCCGGTCCTGTGATCGTGGTTTCTATGTAGATCTTCACCGTCTTCATTCTTCAAATCCTCCTGTTCAGCCTGATCAATGTATATCTCCGGTATTTGAATCCTGTAGCCGGATTGATTCCTTCATAGCTCTTGGCAATGTAATAGCCGTTCTTCTGTTTGATCTCTTTTGGCCATCTTGCCAGTTTTTTCTTCTTTGGTGGTTTCAGCGGCATGTTCCGCGAAGTGCTGTAACTGGATTCGCTGAGTCTTGGCTTGTCCCTCTTTCCATCCTCCCTCTTTTCTCCCACCTTCTCGTTTTTGGTGATGTAGGATGCGAGCTGTGAGAAATCCTCTTCGTAGTATTTGCTTTTCTCCAGTTGTTCTGCATAGATTCCACCGTGTGGCCAACATTCCTCTACCCAGCGGATCGTATCCCGGCATCCGGTGATGACCATGTGGATGTGCCATGCTCCCTTGGTTCCCTTCTCAATGTTCCGGATCCAGCGCAATTCGATCTGTTCTTTCTTGTATCTTGTTCTTAGCTTACTTATCAGATTCGTGAAATCCTTCTTCGCTTTCGCCATGTCCGGAGGTCTTGCCTCGACTCTGTACGTCAATGTCAGGAAATAGTCCCCCTTTCCAAAGTACTCCAACAATCTGTGTCTGGCTGTCTCCGCCTTATTCATGGCGTTCACTACTGCCATCTGCTCCGGTGTCGGCTTTCTCTTCTTTTCTCTTGGCAGTCCCCTTGCTCCATACCTGCCATCATGGTATTCCTTCACCTCCAGGATGTCTCCCTTCCGGAAGGTGTGTGTTACTCTCTTTGTCGCCATCATGTACCTCTATCTTTAATATCTTAATCGAGTATTAAAATGGGGCAGAACCCCCGTTTTTCTTGACTTCCTGCCCCATAGATGTTAAGATAATAATGTCTTTAATATCTGCGAGACAAAAGTCTTGCATTCAACACTTCCGTTACCTCCGGAAGTGTTATTTTTTTATCTGTTTTTCCAGCGTCCTTGCAATCGAATTCAGCGCGTAGAAGCTTGCTGATACAGCCAGTCCGATCAGGACGCGCTCCAGCGTTGACCCTGGCACTTTGACTGATATGGAATATGTAATTGCTGCTCCGGAAGCATAGAAGAGTCCAACAAGCATTCCTATCCCTGTAATAAATCTTGTTCGCCAAAGACTCATTCTAATATGATGTAATCTCCTTTGTTCTTCTTCCTGGCGTACTCGTCCGCTTCTTCCCATGTCCCAGAGCAGCAGCCCAGTTCCTGTGTTTTCGTCCATCTGATAATCCATATGTGGTCTTTCTCCTTTCTTCCTTTTTGTATGATGTGCACGGATAACATCGACTGCGTTCCATACAACTGTTTCTATGCTGACAGTAGCAACAATCCTCCATGCTTGTCCTTCTTTCCACCGCCTAAGCGGTTTTATCCTTTCTTGATCTCAGATGTTCGTTTATGATAGTTGATACATCATTGATCACTTTTTCATGCTCTTTTTCGCTTTTCCCCAGATAAGCAGAATCATCGAATTTGTATGTGCATCCGCTTTCTGTCTTTTTGATCTCTACGATCACCCGCATCACCTCCTAGAAAAGTTTATGTGTTACGGTTTGTACTTGTTGCTATTTTTTTCTCATCTCTAATCATCCTCATAGGTTCTTGGAATAAAGTCCTGTGTAAGTGCGTAAAACTCGCTGATGTATGTTCCTTCATCCGTGATGTTCAGGTCAACAGCGACATTGTGGTCATTCATCAGCATGATGCTTGTTGCACCCTCTTTTTCGATATCTCCGCATCCGACTCCAACAACCTTAAATCCTTTCAGCAGACTTAATTCTTCTGGATATCCGCTGTATCTCTTGTGATTAATACTTCTCTTCATTGTTTTCGCCTCCCTGATCTTATCCAACCTTTTTCTCTGAATTGTTTTTCTCCTGTTCCTCTTTCTTACTGCTCATTGCCGCTGCAGTTGCGATCGTTCCTTCGAGGTATCCTCTTTCTCTTTCGCTCATTGCTGGTAACTTATCGGCAAGTGTCTTGATAATCTGTTTTTCTTTCTCTGACATTTCTTACTCCTTTCTGTGTCTGCTGTTTTGTTGGTATATGTCAATTATATGTTGGTTGATTGCTTTTGTCAATCTCTTTTTTGCTATTATCCAACATTTTGCAATTTACCAACATTTTTTATTGCATTTTTTCCTGCCATGTTGTATAATCAATATCAAGAAAAGAGGTGAGAAAATGTATAAACGCCTAAAAAAAATAAGAAAAGAACTAGATATGACTCAGCAAGAATTCGCTGATGGTATTGGAATCGCAAGAGGTAACATTAGTGCTTATGAAGTTGGAAAAAATGCTCCAAGTGATGCAGTTATTTCTCTTATATGTACAAAATATAATGTCAACGAAAATTGGCTCCGTACTGGAGAGGGTGATATGTTTGTGAAACTGTCCTACTCTGATGAAATCGCACAGTTTGTCGGACAGCTCATGACTGAGGAAGATGATTCTTTTAAAAAGAGACTTGTTTCCGGATTGGCGGCTCTTGACGAAACTGGATGGAAAGTATTGGAAGACTTTTTGGATTCTATACAAATAAAAAAGGACTGATTTATTTCAGTCCTAAGATTCCGCGAATGAAAAAATATACATTTTTTAATCGTGTGTCGTCCAATTCGTCAAGCATTTTTATTATGAGTTTTTTATAATTCATTATGGATCCCTCCGTTCCCAGCAAGAACACTCTTCGAAATTCCTTGATTTCATCATACGACATTTGTATTTAGAAATCAATGGTTTTATCGAACATTTGTTCTTGCATAGAGATGGGGTGCTTATTATATTAAATGAAATCAGGAGAATTTGTTTTATGAAACACAAAGAACGACTTTCTGTTCTGTATGATCTCCTTTTCAGCGTACTTGCAATCGTAGCTGTCTACTTTGCAATCTATGACATGACAACTGGATGTTCTGCAATTCAGCGCGACATTGACTTTGCGATCAACACAATATTTATTGCAGACTATGCGTTACGAT